TTGATTATGGGTTTAGACAAGGCGTTTGTTTTTACCCACAAAAGCAAATATCTAACATCAAGTTAGTTAACTCTGATAGTGGTAAATAATATAATTAAGGATAACCTAAACAGTTTACATTACAATTCTCCTGTAGTACAATATGTATTACAGGAGTTACCATATGATTATTGGAGTTACAGGATTGATCGGTAGCGGCAAGGACACAATTGCTGACTATCTTTGCACATTTCACGGGTTCAAACGTGTTAGTTTTGCGGCATCATTAAAAGACGCAGTAGCAGCCGTCTTTGGTTGGAATAGAGAATACTTAGAAGGTTCTACTAAAACCAGTCGTGCTTGGCGAGAACAAAAAGACCAATGGTGGAGTGACCGACTAGGTATGGAAATCACCCCACGATGGATATTACAATATTGGGGGACAGAAGTCTGTCGTAATGGGTTTCATAAAGATATTTGGGTAGCAAGTGTAGAGAACAAACTACGCCAAACAGATGAAAACATTGTGATTACCGACTGTCGTTTTGTCAATGAAGTTAACTCTATTAAAAGTGTAGGTGGTATCACGATGCGTGTTAACAGGGGTGAACGTCCTGTCTGGTATAGTGCGGCAGTTGATTACAATAATGAACCTGAAGGTAGTGAACAAAAATTGAAAGCTATGGTAGAGTTAGGAAACTATGCTGTCCATGCGAGTGAATATAGTAGTGTTGGTTTATTGTATGATTATTATATTGACAACAATGGTTCAATAGATGAGTTACATAAGCAAGTGAACTCAGTGGTCAACTTGTAAGTCCCCTCGTTTCCAAGTAACTTCTTTCTTTTTTACTACTTCTACACAGTTAAGACAGATACTACGTAGATTAGACATTTCTGCGTTGTCTAGATTACCATCAATATGAAAGACGGTAATTTGACTAGTGAATATACTCTTGAAGCCGCATAAATCACATGCGGCTTTTTTCTTATAACCTTTAGTTTTCCATTTAGGATTTCTAGGTTTAAGTTTATTTTTCTTTCTTCCGCACTCATCGCACATGCTTCTATAGTGTGTTATACCTAGCCGGTTGTAGTTAACGGCACAGTGATTCTTTCCACAAGTATTGCATATAGGTCTCATTGTGTATTTACTCTGGAAACCTTCAAAGGCACGGTAACTATGTCTTTTTAAAGGTATTTGATAAATATTAATATGCAAACAGGTAGTAAACCTTAAAATTTTACATAAAGGAAATATAAAATGGCATTAACATCTCCAGGCGTAGAAGTAACAATCATTGACCAAAGTCAATATCTTCCAGCCCCAACGAATTCAGTCCCGCTTATTCTATTAGCAACAGCACAAAACAAAGCTGATGCATCTGGAACAGGTGTAGCAGCCGCAACAACGGCAGCTAACGCAAATAAACTATTCCAAGTAACAAGTCAACGAGACTTAGTAAACTTATATGGTAGTCCATTCTTCTATACAACGACAAATGGCACACCGATACAGGGTTATGAGTTAAATGAATATGGTTTACTAGCAGCCTATAGTACATTAGGTGTAACAAATCGTTGTTATGTTTTACGTGCTGATATTGACCTAGCTAGTTTAGTAGGTCAAACAGGTCGTCCAACTGGCAATCCAGACAATGGTACCTATTGGTTAGATACTACTACAAGCACATGGGGTATATATGAATTTAATCAGACCACCACACAATTTACACTACAAACTCCGATTGTTATTACAAATGCGGATGATTTAACTGCTGGTGTACCAAATAGCAGTATTGGAAATATTGGTGATTATGCAGTAAATGCTATTCAAATTACAACTCCGGTCAATGGCACTAGTAGAACATATTGGTATAAAACAACAGCTAATGTTTGGGCAATAGTAGGTGCCAGTGATTGGAGATTAGACACACCTACTGTTCAAGGAACAAATTCTAATCCAACACTAACAGCCGCTAATACATTTACAATTAATTTGTCAGGTTTAACAGGAGTAACAGCAACTATTACAGTTCCTGCATCAACTAATAATACTGTAGCAGGAGTTGCTGCCGCTATTAATAATTTAGGATGGAACGGATTATCTGCCGCAGTACGTAGTGGTAAATTATGTTTATTTAGTAATCAACGTAGTATTTCCGAAACATCAAGTCTTGTTATTGCAGCTGGTACTGGAACAGTACTTAGTGATATAGGTATTCCCGCGGGAACATATAATCAACCGACAATTGGATATGGCACAAGTGCTCAAATGCCATTATGGGGTAGTAATCAAAGTACTCCTAGACCAACAGGTTCAGTATGGATTAAAGTTGGTTCAGCCGGTACTGGTTTAAATCCAGTATTATCTGTATTTAATGGTGCAACACAAACATTCCAAGCTAAAAATGTATCATTAGCAATAAGTGATTGGGTAGCAACTAATAACTTAGATGCTACCGGTGGACAAGCAATTCCGGCCGGTACAGTATATGGACAATATGCATATAATCTTACACTAACAAACCCAGCAAGTGTTGCTCCCTTTTACATGTGGGAAAGAATAGCAACAGGTCCAACAGTAGTTACTGGTTCTAATACAACACCTAACTTTACTGCTGGACCATATTATATGAATGTGTATGTATCAACACCTGGAAGTTCCGTATTAAGTTCAGCCTATAATTTTACGCTAGTAGATAATACTGATGCCATAGATTTTGTTACAGCCTGGGCAGCCGCTGGTATACCGTATACAACAGCAAGTGTAACTACTGATGGTGCTATACAATTAACACATACTACCGGTGGCGAAATTGTATTAAGTGATTTTGTAAATAGTGCATTTACAAATATCAATGTATCTAATGGTTTAATAGCGGAAGCTGGATTTGAAATTAATACAACAACTGGTGTAAAGTACGGACCAGCATCTTTTAATTCATTTACTGGAGTGGCACAAGGATCTAGTTCAGGTAGCGGGACCAGTGCTACATTTAATATTAGTATTTCAGCCGCAGTTGCCTATGTTGTCACAGGTAATGGAGTTCAAGCTGGCGGCACCGGTTATGCTGTAAATGATACTGTTACTATATTAGGTACTAGTTTAGGCGGAGCTACTCCTGCAAATGATGTAGTTGTTAAAATAACATCAGTATCTGCTGGAGTAGCAACATCATGTACATTTATATCAGGTACTCCACCATCAAACTTTACCACACAACTAAGTAACTGGGTTGAATTTACATATATTGCCAATGAAGGTGAGCCAAATATAGCTCCTGCTAATGATACAAATTGGTTCTACAGTGTAGTTGACCAAGTTGATATTATGGTTAATTACGAGGGCGCATGGTATGGCTATGGTAATAAAGATTATGATAGTAACGGTTTTCCATTACCAAGTGGTACTAATGTAACTGACCCAAATGGTCCTATCATAAGTGCAAGCGTTCCCTCTACACAAAGTGATGGAACATCATTAGAATATGGTGATATATGGATTAACACTAGTGATTTAGAAAACTATCCAGTAATTAGTCGTTGGCAAGCAGTATCAGGTACCGATCAGTGGGTGTTAATAAATAACACAGATCAAACTAGTAGTACAGGTGTAGTATTTGCTGATGCACGTTGGTCAGATGATCAGGATACTATTAGTCCAGTAGATGATCCTATCCCAACAATTACTAGTTTATTGGTAAGTGATAATGTTGACTTAGATGCACCTAGTCCAACACTATATCCATCTGGTATGTTGTTATTCAACACACGCCGTAGTGGTTATAACGTAAAACAATATAGATCCGACTACTTTAATAGTACTGATTTCCCAGACGAAACATTACCTACATATACTGATACATGGGTAACAGTAAGCGGTAATCAAACAAATGGTGCACCATATATGGGTCGCAAAGCACAACGTGCAATGGTTGTTCAATCATTGAATGCGGCAATTGCTACTAACACAGCAATACGTGATGAAGATAACTTCTTCAACTTAATTGCAACACCTAACTATCCAGAACTACAACCTGGTATGATTACATTGAATAATGATCGTGGTCAAACAGGTTATATTCTAGGTGATACACCAATGCGTTTACCAGATAGTGCTACTGCAATTCAAGCGTGGGCCAACAACGAAGCCGGTGCATCAAGTACAGGTGAAGAAGGGTTAGTAAATCGTGATACATATATGGGTCTGTTCTATCCAAGCGGCTTAGCTACAGATTTGTCAGGCAACCAAGTTGCTGTACCGGCATCATATATGATGTTGCGTACATTCTTGCGTAATGATACTATTAGTTATCCTTGGTTAGCGGCGGCAGGTACTCGTCGTGGTACAATTGACAATGCATTAAGTATTGGTTATGTTGATGCTACTACCGGTGAATGGCAATCTATTAAGACACGTTTAGGTATTCGTGATGTGTTGTATATCAACTTCATTAACCCATTAGTATTCTTTACTGGTGTTGGATTGTTAAATTATGGTAACAAAACTAGTTTTAATAGTTCAAGTGCATTAGATAGAACTAACGTAGCACGATTAATTGCTTACATACGTAGACAATTAACATTGGCAGCAAGACCGTTTGTATTTGAACCAAATGATGCATTAACACGCAATCAGATTTCAGGTGTTGTACAAACATTGATGGTTGATTTAGTTGCAAAACGAGGTCTATATGATTATCTTGTAGTATGCGATGAGTCAAACAATACACCTGCAAGAATCGATAGAAATGAATTGTGGATTGATGTTGCAGTTGAACCTGTTAAGGCAGCTGAATTCATTTATATCCCGGTTCGTATATTGAACACAGGCGAGCTTGGTGGACAATAATAAAATATGATACCCCGAGAGGGGTATCTATTTATAAAGATAAATATTAATAACAGGAGAAAAAAATGGCAATAGCCTCACAATCATTATTTAACATGACCGTAGCATCAGATAACGCTGGCGGAAATCAGGGCTTGTTAATGCCCAAACTACAATATCGTTTTAGAGTTAATTTTTTAAACTTTGGAGTTAGTACCGCTACTAATGAATTGACAAAGCAAGTTATTGACGTAACACGCCCGTCAGTTAGTTTTGGTGAAATTAACATCCCAGTTTATAACTCTACTATGTATTTGGCAGGTAGACACGAATGGCAACCGCTAACTATTAATGTTAGAGATGATGCTTCAGGTAGTGTCTCTGCATTAGTTGGTCAACAATTACAGAAGCAAATGGACTTTGTTGAACAAGCTTCAGCCGCAACTGGTCAAGATTATAAGTTCCAAACAAACATTGAAATCTTAGATGGTGGAAATGGCAATACTACTCCTGTTGTTTTAGAAACATGGGAAGTATATGGTTGCTTCTTACAAGCCGCTAACTATAATAACTTAGCATATAGCTCAAATGAAGTAGTAACAATACAATTATCAATACGTTTTGACAATGCGGTACAAGCACCGTTAGAGTCAGGAGTTGGTACACAAATTGGTAGAATTGCGGCATCACGTTCATTAGCGGGTTCTACAGGTTCTACTACTGGTATCGGATCAAATTAATCCAGTTATAGGTAACTATGGCAGGATTCTTTCAAAACTTACTAACAGACGCTGCCGCAGGATTCTTCGGCAACGACTACCTGCGTGATTATACTCACGCTAGTAAGACCTTTAGACCCAATGCATATCAATATGCACCTAAATTTAAATTCCTATTCCATGTGTACTTTGAAATAAATCAAAGTGCATATGCAGTAGGATTACCTCAAGGTGCAAACTTTGGTCTAGCTGTTAAATCTGTAAAATTACCAAGCTATAGCTTTGATACACATACGATGAATCAGTACAATCGTAAACGTATCGTTCAAACAAAAATTAAATACGATCCCATAGATATTAACTTCCATGATGATAATGGAAATTTAATACGTAATATGTGGTATAACTATTATACATATTATTATAAAGATGCTAGTATTCCAGTAGCATCAGTATCAGGTCGTCAAGCACAACAAACTGGTAATGGTAGTACTAATAGTCCAAATAATACAAACTACAATTCAAGAAACATTTATTCACAATCTATTACCGGTGATACAAATTGGGGTTATATAGGAGAAACACCTGATAGTCCTAATACTAACATACAAGCAGGTAATGGACAAACTAAAATTCCATTCTTTAAAAATGTTACTATATTTGGTTTCAACCAACACAAATATGCGGCATATACACTAATTAATCCTATTATTAATAGATTTGCACATGACACGTACAATTACGCAGAAGGTAATGGTACTATGGAAAATACAATGACATTGGATTATGAAACTGTAAAATATTTTCAAGGATCAATTG